CCTGCTTATTCGCACCTTCCCTAACTAAAAAAAGTAAACATGGTTATAATGCGATTAATTTTTCGCATCCGAAAGAAAAGAAAATTGAAAGCATTCTTTGTCAAGTTGGATTCTATGATTTACTGAGAAAAAGCAAAAGAGAAACGGAAAACTATGACGATGTGACTTTTTGGAAGTATACATCGGGTTCATGCTCTGAGCCTCTTCTTGCAAAGGATATGATGATTGAAATTAAGAAGGAACTTGAGCGAAAATCTTCAAAGAAACTATACCGAGGTTTTACGGAGGCGATGTCAAACTCTGTTGAACATGCTTATTTAGATGATGATTCTCATAGTGAAGAAGATGAAACTGCTAAATGGTGGACCTTTGCAGGTATACATGATAAACACTTGACTGTTGTTATTTGTGATAAAGGGGTGGGGATCCCGGCAACATTACCTAAGACTCAAGGAGTATCAGTTTTGAAAAAGGTTTTTGAGGTGCTTGGGGTTTCGTTAACCAATGTAAAGGACTCTGTTTATATTAAAGCATCTACCACTCTAAGAGAGACGAGGACAGGTGAACAAAATAGAGGAAAAGGATTAAACGATATAAAGTCGGTAATAGACTCTATCGGGGATGGGTTTATGGGTATTTTTTCAGACAAAGGCCGCTATATTTATAAGGGAAAAACTGGTAAGATTAACGAGATTCTCTTTGATTATAAAACATCCGTTAATGGTACTATAATTGAATGGAATATCCCATGTGAGGTGGAGGCAGAATAAATGAAAACAATAAAAGTTGCTGATAGGTATCCGTGTCCAGGACCAAGATTTAAAAAATTAGGACCCGCTTCAGGAGAAGAATTTCGGGAGTGGATTGAAAAGGAGCTTAAACACTCTCCTGACCTGGTGATTAACTTGGACGGGACTGAGGGTTATGGTTCTTCATTTTTGGAGGAATGTTTCGGTGGTTTAATCAGGAATAATAATGATCCAGATATTATCAAGGGTATAAAGTTTATTTCAGAAGAGGAGCCGGAATTGATTGATGAAATAAACGAATACATTGAAGATGCAATAAGGATGCATCATGGCTAACTCAATTACTCAAGCTTGCACATGGAGTTCCGATTTTTGGTGTAAATTTGGAACCTTGTTTAAAGATGAGAATCAGTATGTCACCTGGGCTTTGGTTTTGCTCGGTTGGGCTATTGCTGCTTTAGTTGCTTACATTCAGTACAGCAGTGGAGCAAAAGATTCTAAGAAAGAATATCATAATGAATGGATAGGTGAGTTTAGAACAAAGTTAGAAAGTCTGGAGGATTTTGCTTTGGAGTTTTGGGCTGAGCAAAGTATAAAAAACCCGACTCTTGCTATTGCAAAGATGAGTCGGGAAATTAAAAGCCTAACAACAACAGCTAAAGATATTCAAAAGGCTGGAGGGGTAAGTTATCAACCCAAGTTGTTCAAAGATTTACGTCAGGCCATGACTTTTGATGCAGATATTCCTAATAGGCCGTTAGCCCCAGATTGTATGCAGATACGCCGTATTAGAGAAACTTGTACTAGTTTAAGAATGTTATACGGCAGAAAAAATTAATTTACCCGTGTAGGGAGCATTAGTTAATGCTCCCTACAATTTCATAATTTATAATCCGAAAATGTAATCAATTTTTCATTTATCCAATCATTGATTTCTTCAAGTCTTCTTTGTAAGGGAATTAACTCATTCCTTACAAATACATTTGCCGCCTTCTCCACATCCCCAAACCCCCCAACATTACTCGGCATAATCCCCATCATCTGAGGCGGCACACGATGCGCCGCCATCATGTCATCACGGCTCACGTTCTTGATATTCAGAAACTCATCCTTTGCCGCCACCTCTGACAGAGGGATTATCTGAATACCGTCCTTCTTACCGTTCGGCGAGTACATAAACAAGTTGCGGAAGTTGCCCGGCCCTTTAGCGCTTTTCATCGCCTGGCGGATGTTGTTCACGTCCTCCTGGTTCTGCGCCGCATCGGTCATGTACATGATGAACCCCGCGTGGCTGCCGTTGATGTAATACTTGCGGCGGAACAGTGTTGCGGACTCGTTGAGCAGGGCCGATGGAATGGCAGAAAGATAACCGGGTAGCCCATAGATCTCCTGGTTAATGTCCGGTTCCATCAGATGAAAGATACTGTTTTTAGTGAACTCGTAGGGCTGCGTTGTCATGCCATACTGCACAAACCAGTAGGTATCGAGATCCACGCCACGGCGGGTGTATTTCGCCAGCGACGGTTCCAGAGACAGAATACCGCCAAGGCGGTTGGTGCGCTTTTCCAGATAAGCATTGCCAAACACCAGATAGTCCTGCACGAAGCGGCTGAATGCCTGCTGGCTCAACAGCGGGTGCGGGATAAACGTGCTGGTCAGGATGTTGCGCTTAACGGCAATCGGCGAGCTGTGATGAACGGCGGCGCGGTAGGTGCGGGCCAGCCCGTCAAAGCTCACGGGCGGCTCATACCAGCGGTCCATCTGCACGCATTCCACGTAATCCAGCAGTTCGCGGCGGTCCAGTACCGGGATCGGATCGCCAAAGCTGAACGCTTCGGCGTGGGTTGTGTTCTTCTGCTGTGAGGCTTCCTGTACTGACGCGGTGCTGGTCAGGGCTTCGAGTTCACTCATCAAAAAATCTCCACAATATTGCTGGTATTGGCGGATTCGCCCTGCAGCGGTTCGTTAAACAGTGCGTGCATCGTTGCCCAGGCCAAATCGGCATGGCTGGCTTCTTCGCTGCGGCTGGCTTCGTAGGTGGGGCGGTTGCCGCTGGCGGTGGTGGCGCGGCGGATTGCCATGAATGACTGCGCAATGTCAGTGTGTCCGGCGTCGAACTCCAGACGGCGGTGGCTGATAATGTCGTACGCCTTGAGCACCAGGGCGTTTTTCACGTTCGGGTTGTAGACAAATTCCCGCACGGCAGGAAAGAACGCTTTTACGTTCTCATAAACACCGTGCCCGACGCCGGTCGAGTCGATGCCGATATAGGTCACGTTGTACTGCTGCGTCAGCTTTTTGATAGCGTCCGCCTGGGCGCGAAAGTCCATCCCGCGCCACTGATGACGCTCCAGAATACGGAACTTCCCGCCCGGTACAGTTGGCGGTGCCATAACCACGCAGCCTGCGCTGTCACCGTTCTGCGTACCTTTCGCCGGGTCGTAACCGATCCAGACTTCCCGCCAGCCAAACGGGCGCAGCGCCAGCGCCTGAAAATCGGTCCAGACTTCCCAGCTATCCACCATGCACGCCTGCAGCTCGCTGAGCGGGAATACTGACGCCAGATCGTCAATAAATTCGCACATCAGAAGGTTCTGGTATTCGTCCGGGCTGTACTCCATGCGCAGCTGGTCGAGGTCGAACAGGTTGCAGCCGCCGCGCACTGCATCCTCCACGGTGACGATCTGGCGGTACTGTCCGTCAGGGCAGAGCAGGCCGCGCGCAAGGTTGCTGTGGGTCAGATCAATATCCACCTTGTCCGCTTTGGCACGGCCCCGGTTAAACAGCGCACCGGACCAGAACGGATACGCACTGTGGGTCAGGCTGGACGGCGTG